TTCATGCCGAATCTAGCCATGTTTTCGTTGAGAGAGAATGGATATACCCGTGCACTCTATTACGCCGACCGAAACGATGCCGACAAAGATGAACTGAAAACCTTATTGAAATGTGCTAAGGGTGTGAACAGACACATCTTAGCACCTGATGGTCACGCACTGGAACAACGCATGTCCGTTCACTTGATGGACGGAGTGTTGGATTGGGAACCTGTATGCACAGCCTTTTGGAAGACGTTCGAATGGACATATCATTATTTCACGACTTCCGAGGTGTTGGATTGGGAGTGGTATTATCCCTACCCAGAAGCTCCATTACTGCAAACCTTGGACGACTTTGAGCGCCCGATGGAATTTACCTGGGACCATCCCACTCCAACGATGACCGTCGAAGACCAATTGCGATTTATTTTACCTGAAGCCAGTTTACTCAAAACAGGCTTAACTCCGGTGTTTCCAGATGAACTCTACGATGAAGAGAAAGAGTCTCGCCATCCTTGGTTGCGTCGTTTTGCCTGGGAATGTGACCCATGGGTGTCATTGCCTCACGGCACACTTACCTCCGTAAGCGAAATCCGGTTGCCGTAAGTCGGAACCCTACCGCGCCAGCACCAGTCTTGCCTAAAAAGACTGGACGTTGAACTTGAACTTCATTAGAGCGTTCGAGTGCGTCTTGTGGAAGTACGACTACATCGGGTCGAAGTTGAACTTCAAAGTTGGTATCACGTTGACTTACATACTCGGCTTCAATACGTTTCATTTCTTGAATCTTCTTGAGGACGACAATCCCGTTAATGTCTTGAATGACTTTCCAATGACGACTAATGTGCGCAAGGTACGTGTTGCGATACTCTTGTGCACGTCGGATCTTGACAATGTTACGAAGCGTCGCAAGACACTCCTCCATCGATGAATAAATCGGTTTGTGAATGCGTCGGTTCACTGCATTGTGGGCTCGAAAGGTAAAGATGGCAAAGTCTTGTCGAGAGTTCAACATTCCTGGGAAATGAATGCGATAGTTGTTCAACAAGGTTGAGAAATGCTCTTTACAACTCGGACACGTGATGGAATCACGAAACAGTTCAAGCCACGACGACATCAACTCTCGTTCAGAGGTTGACGGGTTCTCGGAATAGGCACATGCGGTTGAATGAAGTGTCAACCATCCCAGTGGACCCCATATGGATGTCATTGTGTATCCTTAAGAAATCATCCCGGCTTCTTGAGCGTCCGAATAAATCTTGCGAACAATCTTGTCGGGCGTGCTGTCCTTGATAGGAAGTTTGTTCCTGCGAAGGGTTTGACGAATGGCTGCGATGTTCAGTTTGGACGCACTCGATGCAATACGAGCACGACGTTTCAACATTCCCTTTTCAGTGAGGATACGCAAGGTCTTTCCAACCTTACGACTGGGAGGGGCTTTGGCGGGGTCGGCGACACCTTCAAACCGTGGCTTGTTTCGTGCCGTCTTTCCGCCTTTGAGAATCCCAAACTTGGGTTTAGGACTCTTCACAGGAGCCTTTCGGGATTTTCCAGCTTCTTGTTTTGGCGCTTTGCCCATCTTGACGATTTTGACACCGCCGTCGCTCATTACTCAAAACGGACAAACATTATTTACAGAGAGTCTACCCCATAGTAGATACCATGGAATGGGAAGCAGTAAAAGCTCACTTTGCAAATGGTGTTCGTAGGTTCGTGGACCATCAAATTGATTCGTATGAAGACTTTGTTCGCAACAAGCTTCCGTTGATTATCCAGTCGACGGCACCCATCACTGTATGGCACGAACAAGACCCCTTGTTGAAGAAATACAAGTATGAGTTCAAGCTCTCGTTTGAAAAGGTGACCTATATGAAGCCTCGTATCCAAGAGGCAACAGGTCGTGTTAAACCTATGCTTCCCATGGAGGCTCGTGTGCGTAACTTCACCTACGCCGCACAAATGTATGCCGATGTCCGATTCACAGCACGAACCTACAAGGGTGAAAAGTATGAAACCTATGATGAAGAGTCTCGTGTGTTTGAAGGCATCAGTCTAGGCAAGTTACCTGTCATGCTAGGGTCTTCCTTGTGCCTTCTCAACGACTACCCATTGTCACTCGAAGACTATGGTGAATGTGCACACGACCCGCTCGGATACTTTATCATCCACGGCTCGGAACGAACCATTCTATGCCAAGAGAAGGTAGCTGATAATCGTATCATGGTGTTCCAGTCCAAGAAGACTTCCTCTAAACACTCCTACTCGGTGGAAATGAAGTCGCTTCACGAGAGCTTTACGATGCCACCCAAGAAGTTGGAGATTCGTCTGTCTAGCAAGTTCAATGGATTCGGATACCCTCTGCTTGCGTGCGTGCCTCGATTCCGTGAAGACATTCCAGTCATGGTGTTCTTCCGTGCCTTGGGTGTGACTTCCGATGCAGATATTGCAAAGTTAGTCTGGGAATCACTGGATGATCCACACATTGAGTTGTTATCTGCGTCCTTCCGTGATTGTGCTGAACTTGGAGTATTCAGTCAAGACGAAGCTGTGTCGTATCTGTCCAACCACTTGCAGTATGGAACTAATCAAGAGGACAAGTGTGCCTATGTCCGTCAACTCTTGGGAAGTGAGTTCTTGCCACATGTTCGCTTCATTGGTGAGAATGCACCACTCGGTATCTTGAATGCTCGTAAGTGTATGTTGGCTGCAAGCATGATTCGCAGACTCATCTTGACCGACCAGAAGTCCATTGCGTTGGATGACCGAGATGCATATCCTAACAAGCGAGTGGTAACCACAGGTGCTTTGTTGACCCACTTGTTCCGTCAGCTGTTCCAGAAGGTCTGTAATGATACGCGTAATGAGTTCGTGCAGGAAGTTAACAATGATAGCTGGAAGAAGGGAGAAGAAGGTCCTAAACCGATGGAGATTCTCAACATCAACAATCTGTACAAGATTCTGAAGTTGTCTACCATCGAAGGCAAGTTGAAGCAAGCGCTGGCTACCGGTAACTTTACGGTTCAAGGTCTTGGCACCAGCAGTAGCACCAGCTTATCGAATGCGACTAAAGTGGGTGTCTCTCAAGTCTTGGCGCGTATGTCCTACACCAGCACACTCAGTCACTTGCGTCGTATCCAGACACCGGTGGAGAAATCCGGTAAGTTGTTGGCTCCTCGTAAACTTCACGGCACTTCCTGGGGATTCGTGTGTCCAGTCGAGACTCCCGAAGGTCATTCTGTAGGTATTGTGAAGAATATGAGCTTGCTGACTTCCGTGTCTCAACACATTCCAACCAATACATTGCTTCACTTTCTCCAAGACCATGGAAACTTGACTTGGATTGAAACACCGCATGTCTACGAAGGCACTGCAGTGACCTTGAATGGAGTCATTATCGGATACACACAAGCACCCGATACACTGGTGAAACGATTGCGAACGGCCAAGCATTCCTTCCGATTACACCCACACACTTCCATCGCATGGTATACGCTTCTCAATACCATCATCATTGAGACCGACGCAGGACGACTGGTGCGACCTGTGTTCCGTCGAGGTTGTGAATGGCCTGCTGTGGGTGCGGATTGGACGACTTGGATGAAGAGTTGTATTGAATACATTGATGCATCGGAAACCGAGACACTTCACATTGCGATTTCCAAAGAGCACGCAACACCCCAACATACACACTACGAGATTCACCCAAGCTTGATTGTTGGACATATGGCGAGCAGCATTCCGTTGTCGGACCACAATCAGTCTCCACGAAACACTTATCAATCTGCGATGGGCAAGCAGTCGATGTGCGTCTACGCAGGCAACTATGCGAAACGACTCGACAAGAACGGCTACTTGTTGTGTTCGTTGACTCGTCCCTTGGTGGAAACACGACCTATGAACATCTTGAAGATGCACGAGATGCCCTATGGAATGAATGCGATTGTCGCGATTGCGTGTTATGGTGGATACAATCAGGAGGATTCGATTATCATGAACCGAAGTTCAGTCAATCGTGGATTCATGCGTGGACTGTACTATACGATGTACAAGGACGAAGAACATCGTAATGTGACCTCAGGTCGTGAAGAAAAGTTCATGAAACCCATGCGACACAACACTCGCAAATACAAGACGACTAGTTACGATGCAGTCGGAGACAATGGCATTCCTATCTTACACTCGACGCTTCAAGAGAACGATGTGGTGATTGGAAAGGTTGTCAATCTGCGTAACGATACAGCTGGATATACCTATCGCGATGCAAGCACTACACACAAGAATACAGAACCGTGCCGTATCGATGGAGTGTGGCAAGACAAGAACAGTGATGGCTATCCGTTCATTAAAGTGCGCGTAGTGTCTGAACGCGTGCCACAGATTGGAGACAAGTTCTCCTCTCGACACGGACAGAAGGGAACGGTTGGAATGTTGTTGGATGAAGAAGATATGCCCTTCACTGCGTCTGGATTACGACCCGACTTGATTATGAACCCTCATGCAGTTCCTTCTCGAATGACGATTGCGCAGTTGATGGAGAACATCTTTGGAAAAGTGGGTGTGCGTAAAGGAACACTCGGTGATGGAACACCATACAGTCACTTGAAGGTCGAAGACTTGCGTAAACATATGTTGGAGTTAGGATTGCATCCCTACGGCAATGAGATTCTCTACAATGGTCAGACCGGTGAAATGATGCAGGCTGAAATCTTCATGGGACCTACCTTCTATCAGCGATTGAAGCACATGGTGATTGATAAGAAGCATAGTCGAGGTAAAGGACCGATTGTGAGCTTGACACGACAACCCTGTGAGGGACGCAGTCGAGATGGAGGTCTTCGTGTCGGTGAGATGGAACGCGATTGCTTACTGAGCCACGGTGCCGCGGCATTCACGAAGGAACGCTTGATGGATGTTTCTGACCCGTTTCCAACAGGTATCTGTAAGACCTGTGGAACACTTGCAGTGGTGAATGAAGAAGAGATGATTTACTCGTGTGGAACCTGTGGGAACAAGACTGAATTTATAATGAAAACGATTCCCTACGCGATGAAGCTGTGGATGCAGGAGTTAGAAGCGATGCATATTGTCCCCCGGATGGTTCTGCAATAAGTGGTATTCGCTCTGCAATGAAGGTATTATGAAGCCCCCACGCCAAGCAACATAAGCCTGTGAGTGTAAATACAACCATGACGCCAGCCGCTAATGCTTGGTCTTTATCCATTAATGTCTAGCGGAGGATACTCCTTAACCCCTTTTTTCCTACATCGTTCCTGAAAAAAATCTTCTTGCCGTGAAACATAACAACATGGGTGGTGGTCTTTTACAACTTGTCAGCTACGGTGCACAGGACATCTATATCTCTGGTAATCCCCAGATTACCTTCTGGAAGGTGCTTTACAAGCGTCATACCAACTTCGCCATGGAATCCATTGAGGTTACCTTCAACGGCCAGGCAGACTTCAACAAGCGTGTCACAGCGGTGATCAACCGTAACGCCGACTTGATGTACCGAACATACGTCCAGGTTGTTCTCCCAGCAGTCGACCTCACATCCGGTTCCACCAACTTGAACCGATTCCGATGGCTCAACTACATCGGTCACAGACTGCTCAAGGTCATTGAGCTCGAGATTGGAGGTCAACGAATTGACCGACAATATGGCGACTGGCTCCAAATCTGGACCCAGCTCTCCCAGGATGCAGGTACCATCGCAGCCCTCGATGACATGATCGGTAACACCCATGACCTCGTCCTCATGAAGGACAGACGTGGCTATGCATTGGATGCCTCTTGCGCCGGTGCCGAACTCACCAACTCTTGTGCTCCTCGATCTGGAACACCTGCCAAGACCCTCTACATCCCACTTCAATTCTGGTTCTGCCGCAACCCAGGTCTTGCAATCCCATTGATTGCCCTCCAATACCACGAGGTCCGCATCAACGTTGAGTTCGAACAATGGATCAACTGCTGCTACTATGAATTGATTGGCTCCACTGCTCCAGCTACATCCATTCAATCACTCACAGCTGCCTCCCTCTACATTGACTATGTATACTTGGACACTGAAGAGCGACGACGATTCGCCCAACAGACCCACGAGTATTTGATTGAGCAACTCCAGTTCACTGGTGCCGAGTCCATCACATCCTCCTCCAACAAGATCCAGCTCAACTTCAACCACCCAGTGAAGGAGCTCATCTGGGTCGTTCAACGAGATTCCTTCGTTGACTGCACACCTAACCAGAACTTCATCCAGGAGGTCAATGGATGCCAGCCATTCAACTACACGGATGACTTCAACACAGATGGTATCGTCATGGATGTCCTCGCCCGTGGCTCCCTCGGTAACGCTAATTCTGGCAGCACTGTTGGAATCCCTACCACATCAGGTGATGGTCCTTCTGGTCCTTACCTCCCAGGTCTCGGTGTTGCACAGGGTCCTTCTCTTGGAGGTGCTTCTTGGTTGGACTCTGGTCTCGACCAAGGCGACGAAGTCTTTGCAGCCACAACCAACTACCTTCTTTCCAAGGTTATCCTCGATTCAGGCGTCAAGTGCTCAGGCAAGAACCCAGTCGAGGTTGCCAAGCTCCAGCTCAACGGCCAGGACCGATTCACAGAGCGCGAGGGCCGATACTTCGACCGCGTTCAGCCATACCAACACCACAGCCGAACTCCTCACGTCGGTATCAACGTGTATTCCTTCGCACTCAAGCCAGAGGAACACCAGCCATCAGGCACCTGCAACTTCTCACGTATTGACAAGGCAACTCTTCAACTCACTGTTTCAGTCAACACAGTCCGCTCTGGCCGCACTGCTCAAGTCCGCGTCTATGCAGTTAACTACAACGTTCTCCGAGTTATGTCAGGCATGGGCGGTCTTGCATACTCCAACTAAACGTGATATACCATAAATAAGTAACAAGGGGAAACCCACCACTGTGTTTGGAAACCCAACAACAGTTGTGTCTAACCCGTCAATGTATTGTAAGCACATATCTGTTGTGATAAATCCATAGAACGTGATTCTCCCTGAGGGTATAGAAAGGATGAACGATGTTTACCCATAAATCCATTCTTCATCTTATGTTCACGACTTGTTAGATAGTGTCTAACATCCGGTGGCATAGGTTTACGAGTGGACCCCCATTCAGAAGGTGAATAGACTTCAACAGGAACAAATCCGGTTCTCCATTGTTTTTCACTCCATGCACGTGTAAACAAATCATGTTCATCATCTCCTAGCACATAATGCTCTTCATCTAAATATCCAAGCTCTTTTATCATTGAGTTTCGTAACACGAGTGGACCTCTATTTATAGTATGGGACATATAGACAACATTGGATGAAAAACTCGATGGATGTGGATCTTTCGTTGCATCGCCTAATTTACCTTTATTGAGACCCGAAGTAACGGTATTTAATGTGTGACAACAACGACCTGAAACACCAATAATATCTGTGTAGACTTCCATTGCAGTTGCAAGAATCACATTGTAACCAAACGTAAGTATCTTCATATCTGCTTGAATTTCTACAATGTATTTCCCACGTGAGATCACAAACCCTTGATTATCACATGACGTTTCAAAAATACCTGTTGGGTTTTCGAGAATAATCATCGATACACACTGTGTAGGTAATTGGATGTTCTCTATCCATTCTACTACTCGTAGTTTTGTATCGTCCGTACAGCCGTCTATAATGAGAATCATTTCATATGATCCAACTGTGTTTAAAACTACACTGGATAGTACAGTTTGAATGACATTTTGTTGGTTATGAATCGGTATGACAATACTGAATGTAGGAACTGTATCTACATAGGTAGTGTTTATTAGTATAGTAGGATCACAGGTCCATTGACGTTCAGGTTTGTGAATGAGTAATTCACGATACTCCTCATACTTAAACAATGTCATTAGTAAATAGTAAATGAATGTGTCTAAACACATCCATTTCGTGTTAAACAGTGGGATGGATAATGGAGGTGGATTTTTCTCTGTTTTCTTCTTCTTATGTAACGCATACATCCATGCAAAGAAATCAAACCTTGCATTCTATATCGCTCATACAGATTGGCCTTATAATCGATGGCATGATTACTTCACAACATTGACTCTAAAAGACGATTATTACAAGTCACATATACGATGTTCACATATGAATGTTCCCACTGAATGGAGGTATCCATTACACGAATATATGACTGCGGTTCGAGAGATTTTTATATTACGCGAGCATCTTGCATATAAAGTTCAAACTATACTATCTTCACTTGGTCCTTTTGTTGGGTTATTCGTTCGAAGAGGTGATAAACTATTTGAAGAAGCCAAATACATTCATATCAAGGATATACTCACACCTATTTCATACAACGAATCTACTACCTTCTTCGTGCAAACGGATGACTATACAGTTGTTGAAGAATTGCAACGCGAACTACCAAACAATAAGATTGTTACAATTGTTCCAACTACAAAACGTGGATCGTATCATAGTAAGAGGTTCAAAGAGCGTGAAAATCGTCACGATATACAATCCTTAGAAGAGAAATCAACACAACAAAGACAGATTGAAACAGATGAAATGCTTGTAGGACTCATGGTGTGTTTGCATGGTACAGAATGTTGGACGGATGACACTTCAAATGTTGGTCGATTCTTAAAACTATACAAACCGGATACAGTTAAGATCTATCCACAGAACTATTCATTGAATCCATCGAGTGTATGCCATCCTGCTTGGATGATTAGGGATGATTCCAACCCGTAAAATAACGAGTCGAAAAGTTGGGGTCATAACTATGGACTAAAAACCCTCTTGGGATACCGAGCTGATGAGATACTATTTCAGCGCATGTTTGGTCGTGACGATGTCCTAAACATCTACTGTCTTCACTTTCAGTTTTGTTATCATTTTTCCAAGCTCCTTGAAACATACCTTCATCGCATGCCTGTTTCCATTTACCCAAAAAGCGATATGCAATAGTTGTTCTGAAATCAAACGCCATGATACACGCATACACAGCTGAAATGTTCATAGCTTCATCTCTTGAAATACCGAAATACTTCAACGATTTGTCGTTCGCCCATTGTCCAGTTACCCATCCGTCTTGTTGAAGGAACACGCCTCGGGCTGCAATTTCAGGGATAAGAGGCTCTATACTTTTGATGAGTCGAATACAGCTATCACACCAAAATACAATTGGGTATCCTTTTCGCTTTACATGATCGATTGCATAAGGCTTGAATGCATAAGGGTGCGTCTGGTGAGGAGGACATCCAATCTCCGAATATTCATGAAACACAAATACGTCTGCGGTTGGATAGAACTTCTTAATTGAATTCACCAGTTGAGTTTCAACCCCTTTATATCGGTTGTTCGAAAAGGTAACAAACGCAATGTCTGACTTTCTAGCCATTGTATTTCTTACAGAGGTGCGTTTATATGAAAACGATCAATATATAAATTATGTTGAAGATGAATAAATGACAACTGGATCACGAGCACAAGTCATGCATGGCACAGCCGATAAGACCCCTGGTGGTCTCACCAAGAGTGACCTCAAATACAACAAGGCAGGACGCATTGTATCACGTAAGAAGTCTATGAAAGCCAAGAAGGAAAACCGATTGGTCAAGCTTGGCTTCAAGACACGCAAAGGCAAGTTTGGTTTGGTGAAGAAGGGTAAGAAGGAGTAACTTCTTTACACAGTATAATGGGATTCGCTCTGTTTGGAACACCACTTTACCTCAATGAGAAATGCATAGTGTTTTCGGCATTTGTCCTTGCGGTGTATTTCATGCCTCATCAGAAGGCGTGGCAACATGAAGCAGTCTTTGCATTCATTCTTGCAATGACTGCCTATGTCCTGATGGCTTGGTATGACTACATCTATGACTGCAATGATAAGCTTGGACCCACCTTTTTTGGAGCCTTGATTGGATGGTTCAAACCTTACGGCGGTGTGCCTCCTGAATACCCTCCACTTCCGATCAAATACAAGAAGATTGTCGCTGCCTTTGATGTCATCGTCTTGGTTGTCTTGTTGTCGCTAGTGTTCTATCCTTACACGGGACGACTTCTGAAATACTATTTGTCTTGATAGAGTAATGGGGGATCCACTTACTGCAGCAGCGCTCACTCTTGGTGCCATTACCGGCGTATCCGGATATGGTATGTGGAAGATGAACTCGAGACCAGATGCTTTAATCAGTCGAAAGGACTATGACCGTGCGATTGCAGATGTTGAAGCACAGAAGAAGTCGGCATCAAACTATAAAGAGACTGCAGAACGATTAATCCAACAACTTAAGAATCAACTTGCTGTATTGAAAGAGGCTGAAGAGACATTGAAGTCTGAAAAGGGGAAGTTAATCTCTGAAAAGGGAACATTGTCTAAAAACCTAGAGGGTGCTAGTGAACTTGAAAAGACGTTTCGTACGGTGTCACCTGAGGTCTTTAGACAGGCGATTAAAGATTTCATGAAAGAGGCGGACATTGCAGGTCTTGGTCATCCCGAGATTTTCGAACCACTTCTGTCACGGTATTCCCTGACTCGTGGAACCGCTCAATCACTGTTTACCAAGATGTCCAATACAGTCGATCAAATGATAGCTAAGAAACGATTTGATGGACTTCTTCTTAAGAGTCTTAAGAATGCGGATCGTTCCTTGGAACAAACCCGACTGAAGGAGGCTGAAACTGCAGCAGCTGAGAAAACTGCGAGGCTTAACGATGCAGCAGCTGAGAAAACTGCGAAGCTTAACGCAGCCAAAGCAGCTGCCGACGCAGCCAAAGTAGTCAAAGATGCCAAGGAAGCAAAAACACTTCAAGATATTGTCGATGAAGCATTTAAAGCTGCTAAAAATGGACCCTTAACCTCAAACACAGTCTATCAATCGATTAAGAGACCTTTTCTTTCAGGTGTTGATTCGGTCGCACGAGGTGTACAAAAAGTCGGTGAGGTAGCCAAACAAGCAGTTACGAAAACGGGTGAAATACTTTCCACTCCTGCCAGATTAGCAGCAGAGCGTAAACAGCGTTATCAAGCGGCACTTAAAAAAGGCGGTGCAGATACCTTTGATACCGATGTCTACTACCGATTATTTCACCCCAAGGAAGAAGATACACCTTATGGAACCCTTGCAGATCTGTTTGAAAAGACCTCTACTGATACTAGTCTGGCTAGAAACATGCTTCCTATCTTTGATGCGTTTATGTACTGGAGAAAGACTGTCTTGAACTCCCCCATTCTCTACAAAGTCGAACTGGTCGCATCGGCTCAGAACTTGTTTAAACTCGTAAAGCCTCTTGAAGTCAATCCTGTTTTCAAAGACAAAGAGTTGAATAAAGTTACAGGAGCTGACAAGAAGTTCAAAGAAATCATTGATGAACCTCCGAAGGAAGGTGCACTAACTTTACGAACACCTAAAGGTGGAATGCGGAAAAAGAAGTTAAGGACGCGCCGAGGGGTAAAACAAAATGTCAGACGAACTCGTCGTAGCCAAAACCGTCCAAACCGCACCGATACGTACTCTAGCCGAAGGACTGAAGTCGATGCTAGTGGAGATGAGCTTGGTCTTTGATAAGGATGGTGTTCGAATGATTGCAATGGACAATACTCGAACGGTATTGACTCATATGCGGTTGTATGCAAACAAGTTCGAACATTATGAATACAATCACACCTCTCCGCGTTTAGATGTGGGATTGAATACAGACCATTTCTATCGTGTTGTCAAGACTGTGACAAATGACGATACGATTACCTTCAGTGTCTCGAAATCAGAGAGTAATCACTTGACGATTACCTTGGAGAATGGAGAGAAAAAGCGATTAGTGAAATACAGATTGAACTTGTTAGACCGAGACGATAGTGATATTTCGATTCCCGAGCGTGAGTTTGCGACACGCATCACCATGCCTTCGTTGGATTTCCAGAAGATTTGCCGTGACATGACCTTGTTGTCTGCAAAGACAGTGGACATCAAGAATGTCGGTAACGCACTGACCTTCACCTGTAAAGGTCCATTTGCCTCTCAGACGGTGACCATGGGCGATTCTGCGTCTGAAATGAATATCAATAAAAAAGAATCCCAAGAGATAGTCTCTGGAACCTTCAGCTTACCTCACTTGGTCTTGTTTACAAAGTGTTCAAACCTTTCGAATAGTCTCGAAATCCATATGAAGAACGATTGGTTCTTGATGATCCGTTATGTAATCGCGAACCTCGGCGATATAAAGCTTTGCTTGATGCCTTGTTCTTCTTAGTCCTTTTACCTCCCTTTTTACGAATTGCGGTATAGAGTTTGCGGATAGCCGCATCCTCTATAGACCCTACACGCACTGCATTTGCAAATCCTTCATAGTCTCCATCACGCGCAAGTTTACGAGCTTTTGTGCCAGACATTGCAGTTGCTCCAGTTCCTTCGGTTCGTGTCAATGCCTTGAACTTGGGTGGAGGAATGTCATGCTTTTTTCCAGACTCCCACATCGGTGCATCCGGTCCAAAACTCTCTGCTCGGTCCGACCCTGCGAGTAATGTGATGTCCGTATACCCTCGTTCACGAAGGTAGTTGTTTGCTTGTACAGGTCCACCACATTTAGGGTCACATTCTGAGGTATCTACGAACGTAACTCCTTTGGGAAACATCTTTTCGAGTGCGGCAATCTTTTGGGCTGCGGTCAACGGATTGGATGATTTGGGTGTAGTGGCAGACGATACAAAAATGAATGCATCTCCTTTTGACTTCATCACTTCCTGAATCATGAGAGCATGTCCGATGGTCGGTGGTTGAAAGCGTCCAACTGCAAAGCTTGCCATTGTTTCTTAACCAAGTATTTAGAAACCGAGTTACCCAAGAAGATTGGAAAGAACGATACCGACTTGCTGAACTTGCGGGATACCATTTTAGGTGAGTTGACTAAAGTGTCGTATTTGTTTACATTGAACTAACCAATACGTTGAATTGTAACAATAATGGAGGGTATATTTGGGACAGCTGGCGTTCCTCCACTACGAGAAATTGCGACAATTTTTGCATTTGTACTACCGCCAATCATATATAGCTGAAGTATATCTCCTGCTACAAAGGATAAGAAATATTCAGCAGTAAGACATGTTTCTACTCCAGCAGTTATACGAACTCTAGTGTTGCTATCAGGAACGGAAGTTCCATTCACAACCGGAAAAAGCTCAAGTTCATGTGTACCTGACGTTGAATCACACTGTGCCGAAAACATAACACGATAGATACCAGTCGTTGGTATACGAATTTGGCTATTCGGATATGTTCCATTCGATACATTTATACTTCCAATTGTTCGTTCAGAGTATGTAATCGCAGCAGGATTTGTAGTCCCAACAGATTGTGTTGTAGAACTCAAAAAAGAACCAAATAAAGGAGCAACACCAGGTCCAGTACATTCAACTGCAACCGCACGACCTACTCCTGGGATATATCGATATAGAGGCGGGCCTGTAAGGGGGGGAACACTCATTATATTACTTTGGGCGAAGATTGTGTGCTTTATAGGCGATATCATCTCCTAACTTCATCTTCAATGTGGGAGAGAACAACTTGCGGTCAGACACGGTGCTGGCGTTGTTCCAGATTTTGATGATGTGAAAGTGTCCTTTGGGCGACACAGTGACTCCGACGACGGATTCGTTGTGTTGTTTTAGTAGTGTATTGGCCATGCAGTGAACCATGCAGTCAATCAACACGGTGTGAGTGTCGTGGGCATCGACTTTCTTCGACCATGCACCGCCTTTATCATTTTCGGGTGCGTCCCAGAGTGGACGGTATCCATCGCGCATCAGGAAGAACATGCCTGAACTCCATGCTTCGGAGGAAATGGCTTCAACCACCGACCAGAACTCGGACGGTGTATCGAAGGTGAGAATCTTGATGTAACTCTCTAGGGAATAATCATTGTTGTTGGGGTCGTGATACCAAAGTACCCATTTTTGAGAAAGTGTGTCTGTCATTGTGGAGGGGGGAGATTGATTTAGTTGTCAGTTTTGAATTCGTTTTGAAAAACGGATTCCTTTCCATCTAAAGAATAGACTTCCCCTCTCTTTCACAATGGATATCACTACTATCTACGCAGCTCGCAACTTACCACGCCCCTCTCTCGGTGACGACATCCTCACCATCATCTCCAAACTCAAAATCTCATTCAAACCTCCCTTCCGTCGTTTCCGACCTGTCAAACGAAATGAGGAAGATGACAACTGGCGTAACCATGCATTGGTCGCCGCAATCCGCAAAGTCAAGGAGAAAGACGATCCAGACTACAGCGAGATTATGAGCAACATCAACAAGCTCAGCAAAGCAAACTACAGCAAGCTGATGACCGACTTCTTGGAGCGTATCAAGAAGCGCGACGCACTCTTCCGTCTTCGAGTGACGACCTTGCTGTTCGACTTTGGAATCAAGTCCAATTTCTTCGCACCCATTCTCGCCGATGCGTACAAGGACATTGTAGCCGCTCATCCCGACGCACTTCAAGACTTGGCAACCCAAACGGCTATGTTCGGCACCTTATACGACACTGACCGAATCGTTGTGGTTCCTTCCTCGACGGACCCTGGATACGACGATGCGATTATCGCCTGGACCAAACAGAAAGAAACCAAGCGTGGCTTCGCAGTCTATGTCTCTGAACTCTACAGCCGCGGTCTGGTCTCTGAAGAAACCATGACTGGATTCTTGAAGACGGTGTTCGATGACTTGCGCGACAGTCTACGAGCAGCCAAGACTCCTGCGAACGAAGAGCATGTGGACGCACTGGTTCGATTCCTCTTCGCAGTCTCGACCAAGGTTGCGGTCAAGTCGTCTATCCAACAACTCCTTGCGATTCCCAAAGCGGAAGTCCCAAGTCTCAGTATGAAGAGCCGCTTCAAGTTGGAGGATGCAGCCAAGGCATCCAAGTAACTCTCGTTCAAATAACGCAGAACGCCTCCTTGCGTCCAGACAAATGTCAACACCTTCTGCAACGGTAATGGTTCAGGCTGCTAAGGTCGCACTCCAACAGGACCGACCCATTTATTTGGATTACTACGAAGACAGTGTCCAGAAGAAGTGCTGTATCGGTGTTCAAGGTACAACCAAGATGTTGGTCAAGTCCGACACAGAGTATACTTCTCCCATTGAATCGATTATGCGTATCAAAGAAGACAACACTTGGATTATCTTGACTGAGAACTCTTTGTATATAGTCTCTGCAGACATCCCTGTAAAGAAGATAGTGTCTTCGGAGGCTTAAAATGGATTTTTTTACGGCTGTGAAGTAGAAGATACCCTTCATACAATGCAACAGAACCAATGTATGGGCATCAAAGCCGACGGCACACGATGTCAAACCTACGATAACCGAATCCGAGAACCCATGACTCACCTTCGATTCTGCGGAATTCACTGGCGTTCCTATACGAAACGCGTTGAACGCATCGCACACTTTCATCCAGGAGACGGAATTGAACTTCACCATCACCAACCTGGAATGTGCTTGAACTTTCACTCACGAGGAAACGCCTGGTGTAGAAATCACGCTGCACCCGGTCACCTTCAATGTGAAGACCATCGCCCTCTTCCAGTCATCGACCCTCAACATGAGCTAGAACTCTATCAACTGAGAGAACCTCGAATGACCTATCAGCAAGTGATTGATGATGTGTTTCGGCGTCCTAGACTGAACCGCGGTGACCGATGGACCATTGCGGCTCGATACTATCGAGACATCAATCCAAACGCATGGGAGAACGGAGAGAATGACCCGTTCAATGAATACTTTGAATGGAGACTACGGGGTGGACAAGGACTTCCTCCGAATGAAATTCGACCACAAGTTCAGCGCGGAAACCTTCAAGTGATTGCGATGGATCGACAGAATGTTCATACGCGTGCCGTATCTCAACAGACCAACCGAGGATTAGAGACCCTGCTTGAGTTTCAACGAAGAACCAATACACCTATGCGTTCACCTGAATGGTTTGCGTCCAGATGGCTTCAACGCGGATATGGTTCATGGCTTGCGGTTTCACCGACCGTGAATGATATGATGCAGTGGTATAACCAACGAACCTGTAGAGAGAACAATGACCAACTGTATCGACGCACACTCGACGGTCTTTACTTGAAGATTAAGGCTCTCTCTTCCGAAGACATCAAAGCTGAACTCTACAAACGCACCTTTGAAGAATGCTTTGAAAGCACCGGGTTATGTTGCGACGGTCACATCAGTCGACTCTGTAATGTCTTGGTCGGTTTCGATGATGCGTTTACTCCACCCGTTGCGTTCGGTGAAGTGCTCCAAAACAAGATGGCTGCACTGTTTGCGATGGACATTCCGACCGAAGAGAAACTGATTCAAGCGATTGCGTTCTTCAATGAGTTCGCAGTGCCCGAAGCAGAACGAGCACCCTGGCTTGAAGCTTTCTAAGTCTTAAATAATGAAGACTCGTCGTCTGAAGCTCAAAGCCATTCGCAAGAGCCATATTGCTGAAAAGAAGTTCGATGCAGTGTTTATCAAACCCGATGGACGTGAGATTGTTCAACCTTTCGGACAAAAAGGATACTCGGACTTTACGAAGCACAAGGATGTGACTCGTAGAGCTAGGTATTTGCGTCGTCATAAAGGCATGGGTGAACACTGGGATGACCCAACCTCTGCAGGTGCATTGAGTCGTTGGATTCTGTGGAACAAGCCTACCTTCAAGTCCAGTCTTGCGGACTATAAGAGACGGTTCGGCTTTTGAAAACGGATTCGTTTGGGTCAAGCAGTTAGACAGTCTCCCCTCTAACAGATAAGAATGCCCTGCCCTGTATGTAACAAACCTATTGGTGAAGACCACAGATGGTGTGTCTTCGAACTCTTGAAGAACAACAAAATCAAAGATTACCATGAATGGACGGAGATGTCCAAGCCCAAAACCATTGTGAAAGGAAAAGTCAAGGTCCGTATTCCTAAAGAGTTACTGTAAACTCAATAGGAGGAACGATTTTTCTCCAGAGTTCACTCAACGTCAAGCTGCGATTGCGTTCAAAATACATGCGTGCAATCGCATTAAACAGGTGGACATACAACGTCACTACAAAAATCGCAATGATCCATGGGTTCATTGTCCTAACTGGATATGCTGTGTTCGGGGAAGTCTACGCGTAAGAAGCTCACGAGTTACTACACTCCCTGCATCCGGTTCTTCTCCTGGTTCAGGCAACCCTTCGATAGTCCGTAACACTTCCGCCATCCTCTGCGGCTGGTCGGCCAGTAACAACGCAACTTGTGTGCGCACCACTTGCTTATTGGGTCGTTGACGAACCGTTCGTTGCTGTCGTCCAATGGTTCCACCGCCTCCTTCAATGACAAAGTTATCTAGATTGTTGCCTCGCATGAAGGCTAGAATCTGTCCTGCTTGTTGATTTTTTCGGTCTCGTAGGTCTTTGATTTGTCGTTGAAGCACTCGGATTTCATCATCGGTTGCAATCCACTGGCGTAAGACTTCACGAACTTCGTCAGACATTTATCTATCTTATCGGAGAGTATGAAAGTTAGAACTTCCAACGCTTGTCACACTCTAAACAGACTACAAAGGTCGTCATCGGTTCATCTGCAGAACGGGTTTGTCTCTGATGGTAGTCGCAGTTCGTCTTTCGTTTACATCCCGAGCAGTACATCTGGATATTTGCAGTGGTCTTGCGGCTGTATAAGGCTTTGTCTTTCTCTGCAACTTCCTTGAGTCGTTCCATCCAGCGTTCAGGGTGTCTGTCCACTTCGGACGTATGCACGAACTCATCTGGTGTCATCGTCTCTGCAAGACTGCGTGACTGATACAAGTTCATCGCACGAGAGCGATACATCTCTCTGAACGCAGAGGTCTCCCAATCAATGTCCACTAACCATCGTTGTGCATCTTGAATACACTTGTTGAGAAGTGCAATCTCAATCTCTTCTGAATTGAAACGAGTCTTGACAAGTTCGCGCAATGGATGTGGGACAAACACATTCGCACTACGAATCATCTGTGCAGTCATTTCAGGGGGTGCTGCTTCCTCTTCTTCTTCCTCTTCATCGTCTTCTTCATCTTCCTCTTCCTCTTCATCATCATTTGGAGTCTCTTCTTCCTCTCCGAAAGTACAGGACGCATAATACTCATCGTATTCAGCCGAAGGTAAATCTGTGTAGGCACTCGCAGGTTTATCATATTCGTCTGTATGGGTTGTAGTTGATTTCAAGATAGCAATGACTCCTTGAAACGTATCTTCATGAAACGGAGAAGGAAGCATGTGTTGATTCGTGTTCTCATCATCGTCTTCACTCGGAGTTGCAAAGACCGAGAACGATTCTTCTTCATGAACTAACTTGCCTTGAAACTGAAGTCCAGGTTGTTTGTATTTCTTACGAAGCCATTCCAATACATCTGTCGTTCGAGCTGGAATCGTTACTTCACCGAGTGTTCCCGAGACTGCAATTGAAGTTGCTACAACCATTGTAGTGTATTGGGTCTAGTCTGAAAGTCGTCCATTTTTCAAAACGGATTGGTAATTCTGTAAGAGTAGAGTGTATCCCTCCTTACAGAATGCCTTCCTTCACACCACAGTATAAACAAAAACCCCGCTCCACTCCCGCTCCGGCTCCCATCTCCGAAGCAACTAAAGCTCGTATTGAAGAATCGAAGCGATTGATTCAAGTCGTTGCACCTAAACCCCAAGTCCAAGAAGACGATGGAGGTGGATGGACTGAAGTCCGACGAACCAAGCGCAAGTTCAAGCGCGAACTAACTCTTGAAGAAATGGATGCTCGCGAACGAGCACTCGAAACCAAACAAGAGGATGGAGAGTTTAATACCCAGCTCTTCGAGTCGAACCGACACGACCACGACCGGGTTTAGTTCTTCCTCGCCCTAATCCTGGGGTCTTAAGTAGTCCTGATTGTGCTTGTCCTTCAGGTGATAACTTTCCGATAGTTCCTGTTCTATTGCGCAATGCGTCTACTGCAGACTGTTTCGGAGTTGTTGCAGCGCTTTTTACTTCCTCTGCTGCTTTCTTTTGTTTAGCTGCTTCCTCTACTGCTTTTAGTGCGTTAGACGCATTCTCTTTGGCTGTCTTCTCAACAGCCTCTAGCTTCGCTGCTTTCGCTACGTCTGCTGCTTCTCTGGCTGTCTTCTTAAAAGCTGCTTTCACTACATTGGCTTCATTTCTCTGTTTTGTATCGGATGCTACCTGTGCAAGTTGTTCATTACGCTTCTTTTTGTCTGCTTCTACCTTCTCTGCCTTGGCTTCATCTTCCTTTCTCTTTTGTTCAGCTGCTTCCTCTGTCTTTTTCCGTTCATCTTCTGCTGCTTTGGCTGTCTTCTCTGCCTCCTCTGTCTTTTTCCGTTCATCTTCTGCTGTCTTCTCTGCCTCCTCTGCTGCTTTTGCATCTGCAATCGATGTATCTGGATTTGCCTGTTCTATTTTTGCAAGCTGTTCTGGGGTTATTTTTCCTTTGGAGAGTGCTGCCAATGCTCCTAATC